CTTTTCAAACGTGTACGCCTCCACCCATGGGTTGCGCTCCCAAGTATCTTTGCCGCAGATTTTGTTGATGAGCTCAGCATAGGCATCTCGTGGCGTGTCGCACATGCAGCACTCACCATCTGCTGTTATGTAGCCATAGCCGCCAATCCCTAATGCAGTGAGATGAATGATGCCCTCTTTCAAGCAATCCTCGTCTGTTATGTCCTGCAAGCGTTCGACCCTTACATCGGTAATCTTGATGTGGTGTGGCATGAGGTCGGCACGGACGAACATTTTGTTGTTCCATCCTTTTGATTCCGTCAGGAAGTGATAACTGTCTTCCATTTCAAAATTTGCATTAGGATAAAGTGTTTTGTAAGGTTGTGATATCGCCACAACCTCGCCAACATTGTAACGGGGAATTATATCTCCGATAATTTCTCCGTATTTATTGAAAAGTGTAAAAATCCATTGTCCTTTGTCATTCATACCTCCCTCAATATTATAGACCTCATCATATAGACGAGCAGACGGTTCAAAATTTGCTATCCTCCTCGTCATTGTCTTCGTTCCATTTAGCACCGCTTTGGTGAGCAGGAATTTGTCGTTAAACATTATCTTTTTCATTTGTTTTATCGCCTTTTCCAGCAAATCGCTGAAACTTTCTTGAAGCCTTTAAGCCTCATTACTTCATCATGTTTACTTTGTAATATATCATACACACGTTCATAGCACATGCCAATGTATGCAGTGGCAAGGTTGCTCCAAACATCTATGATTGGCTTCCAGTATGGGAAAACCTTTTCTATTTTGCGCAAATCATTCAAATCTAACTTTGCAAACCTATATAGGTCATAGCAGCGTGAAAAATCGTCTGCATCGCGTGGTACATCATAATCACTATTGTTTGGTGTTATATTTGGAATTTCCATAAGAGCGACCCACATTGTTTTTGATGATACACCAACATGATGCGTACCAATCCATTCTATCATTTTATCCTTCTTCATTCCTTACCTCCTTTTAGTTCTTCAATAAGTGCGTCTGCCCACTGCACACAGTTATGGACGTATGACGCAATACTTACTCCGTCCATCGGCTGATTGAATGATGCAGCCATTATACCTTTCGCAATCTCGTATCTTCGTTGCTCCCAGTTGATAGGCGGATTGGTATCTAAAAATTCTATCTCTTTGTCATTAAATGTTCATTGGCGGTAAATTCCATCGCTGCCATAATATTGAGCTGTTCCCCATTTCTTACTGATAGCTATAATCGTTACTTCCTCTCCTGTTTTAATTATTCTTGCTTTCATATCATTCAGTTTTAATTCAATTATTAAAATTATTCTCGCACCACTCGTAGAATGATGCTGCTATTTTCTCTATATCGTCAATGGGCTGACCGCCATATCCAAAACATAAATATCTCTTTTTATCAGAAATAGGAGAGGTTATAATTTGGACATTCACGGAAAAGGCATCATCCTCATCGAAAAATATTCTCTCAAAATCATGCACTGTGAACTTAATCTGAAAAAGAGAATTGTCCGATTTGTCCTTTTTTGGAGATTTAAAATATCCCCAATCCTCACCAAGATAGGATGATTGAATGTACTTCTTGTAACCTCGCTTTTGCAGTTCTGCTGCGAGGATGTTGTATTGTTCTTTCGTCATTGTTATTCCGTTTTAATAAGTTCTTGGTAGTCATGGGTGTTTCTGATAACGCAGCAGTCTTGGATGCCAAAACATCCACAAGTCTATCGGGCGCAATAAAATGTTTGCCACGGCTCACGAAGTAGTATCCGTAATCCACTTTTTATTTTTCTTGTTCCACCCACGGAACAGTATCTCTCGTTTTTCCATAACCGCTTATGTCTTATTGTTTTATTTATTACTCCACTTGCAACCTCTCCCTCATATATTCTCACATCGCCACAAACAATAATTTAATCATCTTTCAATCCTCCTTTTTATTAAGGGTGTGTGAAATCCATATAGGCTCTGATTTTATAAACCAACCCTCTTTTAATAGCTCTACACGTGATAGTGACTCACTCATTTTAAATGATATATTCTTTCCACAACGAGCGCAATTACACTCCTTAATCACTACATACCTACGTTTATTGTCAAGGAGTGTGGCTGCGTACATTTCCTCTATATGTACGTGTCCGAACAGTCTGCAAATTAGTTTCTTAATCATAATTACTCCTCTTATTCTGTTGGTAACTCGGGTATCTCCATCCAATGAGCAATATCGCTTTGGTAACCAACTGTGTCCCAATACCTACTATCAGCTTTATATTTGCAAGTATGGCAATATCCATTCTGTGCCATTACTAAATAGCGACCACTTTCCTTAGGTAAATCGCCATCTATATTATTGTGCCAAGGGTTCGCAGGGTGCTCGTCTGCCCACTCAGCGCCATCCATAAATCCGATTTCAATATCACCAATGTCGCCATCGAAACAATCATAATTCTTAGTGTATTCTTTCGCAGCTTGCTTTATTTCTTTTTCTCTTTTCATAGCTTTACTTGTTTTTTTCTATCTTTCAACTCATTAACACGCTTAGTAGCTGTCACCAATTTGTCAATAAAGTCGTCCTTATTGACACCGTATATCACTGCTCTCTCAGACATTTCTGACAAAAAAAAACGCTAATGAAGTCATAAATACTGGTATTCACATTACTAAGTCATTATCATCAAAAACCCTCATCAAGCTCAAATACAATTTATTACAATCTTTAAATTCTTGCTCTGTGAGTACCTTGTTGTTTGTTTCCATTGTCTTATCTGTTTTTAATGTTTTCCAATTGTTCTGTTTTCTGTTTCATCACATACAGCTCGCGCGATAGTTTATCCCTTTCAGCACGAGCCTTGCCAATCTCCACATAGCTAAATATCACCGCAGTGAAGACGACAACGAATAATGCGTCAAATGGGTAACGCTTGATGAGCCGCTTGAGGAAGTGCAGTGCGTCAACGGCGGCCAAACAAAGGTTCTTCACCGCCTTGCCCACATAGATGCCACACAGCATGAGGTGATTGTCCTCGTACTTGTTTTCGTAGAATGTGATTGGTTTCATAGTTCTTATTTTTCCTTATTTTGCCGTACAAGCCATCCTCATTAGTGTAGGCATATAGTTAGTTACCAGTCTTACGATAGCGTCATGTTGAGCCGTTCTACCATTACACACTGCTCTCGACTGTATAACCTTCCATAATTTGGTATTTACCTCGATAGTCTCTAATCTCTTTCCTTTCTTGTCCTTTGCAGACAATATAAGGCTGTCCGGATGTTTATCTTCGTCATAGTAACCCATAGCAAATACGCAATGGTGCATTGCCTTACCTTCCTCCGCAAACTCCATCACACTATGTAATGGCTCTATCCTTATATCCTTATCTCCGAAAGATAGACCAGCAAAGTTTTTCATCCTCTCCTTGTATAGCTTATCTTGCTTTTCAATCTCCTTTGCTTTACGTTCTATATCTTTCTCTACCTCTATCTTATTCTTCCTCTCCAGCAGCTTATCATGTGCTGCCTTCAAGTCGACAGGGCAAACGTACTTCGCATTATGTGTATCAAGATTAAAGTATCGTAGTAAATCTATATAGTCTACATACATGCTACCATCATCTACTATATAGTTATTTCTCTCGCATATTCGTACAGCATGCTGCCACCTCGTGCGGTCTTTCAAGTGCCCCCCTGCGTGCTGCCAAAAGCCTAATATGCCATACTGCTTATGCTTTACCAACTCTTCTACAAATGGATCGTCCATCCTTATTAACGCCTTCATCAAAGGAATAACATCTATTTCTTTCTCTTTTAGTATATCCATTGACCAGCCATTTCTTTTCAATAGCTTCGTAACCGAACTACGAGCATACATATAGTTACCTGTTATATCGAATATGTCTTCATAAGCAACATAACCTGTAGCACTTGCGTTATGATTCTTGATGTTCATCTCGCTATTGTAAACCCAGCTGAAATAATACATACCCCTTTTGTAGTCCAGACCTATTATGGTCTCCTTTCCTGTTTCTCCTATCCAGCTCTGCCATAACTCCACACATTCATAATCGGTATGCTTGTACCCTCCATTGCTTCGGCTTACCTCAAAAGTGCGGACAACTTGATAATCTTTATAGGCTTGAAATAGAGTGAAGTATCGAGAGACATTTGTCTGCTTGCCCCTATAATATTCTAATTTCAAATTCCCTCCGCACGCTGGGCATACATAGTTATCATAAACACCAGCAACCACGCCCAGCTCCGACGCATCGAGGTGCGAGCGATGCCCACAGCATTGACACCACACCTCACCACGCTTCCAGTACAAGCCTACATTAGGAAAACAGTGCTTATACGCATACTCCTTGGCACTCTCACTAATAGGCTTCAATTTCTTAGAAAGGGATAATATCTTCTTCTGTTCCTTTGTCCTTGCTTTCATCGTTCATCTCCTCCATAGGTTCATAATGATTATTACAATACAACAAATTAAGACCACACTCGATGGTCGGACCTGTATCAACCGAATGTATACAGGTTTCACACAACCCCCAGTATTTTTCTTCCATCAGTATTGCCCTCCGAATAAGTCTCCCATCAAAGATGCTTCCTTCTCTTGCTTCTCCTTAGCAGCTTGCAGTTTCTTCTCTTTAGCCTTTCTTTCTCGTTCTCTCTGCTCCTCTTCCTTTCTCTTGTGTTCTTCTTCCAGCTTATGCTCAAAGCTCTGCTGTGCCTTCGCCATAGCTTCCTGCTTCTGTTCCTCGGACAAGTCCACGTGTGTATCTACTACTACACGAGATACACTATTAGCCTTGCTTCCCGGGTCTTTCAATTCAGCCTCATCAATGAAGTGCTTTGCCATTCCGTAAATCTCTTCATCATCCCAGCCACTTTGCTTTGCCTTGCTCACCTCTGAAAGGATGTAGTTGCAAACAGCCTCTGGCGTTTTCTCTGGCTGCTCCTTCATCCTCTTAGCAAACTCTAAATCTGCATCGGCTTCCTGTTTCAGATAGTCCTCGATGCGTTTAATAAATAATTCTGTTGCCTTCATGTTTTTTATTTGTTTGTTACGAATATCTATAAATCCCCTTTTCTCTGTTTCCTTCAACAATTCCCAGTCATCTCCATTAACAGCTACTTGCCACTCGCCATTTACGGTCATGCACTTAGGAAATCCGAACCTCCCTTGTATCTTTCTGATAATCGAAATATCTTCTGTCCGATAGTAGACTACAACGAAGTATATCATAGACCAGCCTTTTTATTTTCCTTTCTCCTTAAATGCTCTTCGTAGCTTATAGCATTCTTCTTTTCCGATGCCCTTTTTCTTTCTCTCTCTTCCTGCTCCAGCCTTTCAATGATTACGTTTCTCTCTTCCATGAATAAACGTAGCGCCCTTAGAATGCGCACAGCATCAACATATCCATACATTTCTCCGTAGTCACCGTATTTCAATCTTTGAAAGAATAACATCAGCTCGGATAATTTCAAGTAGTAGTAACTACCGAATATCATCCTCGACAACTCACTGACCACATCCAGCGTAGCCTTGTTCTCTTCCTTCACCCCGATAAAGTTCTGATAGTCGTTCAGTTCGATGGTAAGCCAGTCCATTGCTACCAACTCGCCATATTCCCTGCCTACGGCTCCAAGTGTTGGCGCATTCCCACTTATGCACCTTGCAGGCTGCTCATAACACTTGTGCTGCACAGAGGGGTTAAACCTTTCCAGCAGCTCCTTTGCCTCTTCCTTTCTCCTACTTATAGTGAGACATGACATGCTCGATGACCTCTCTATTTCTTGCCTCTCTCTTTGAACTATTTGTGTTACTGATTCTATCATTTTCTCTGTCCTTTCCATTTGTCAGCCACCGATTAACCATGCTATCGATGCGCCTTATCTTTTGCCCTCCCGTGGTTACCCACCCTTGAGCATCGTAGTAGTAGAAAAAGTTTTTTGCATCTTCTTCGCTCATGCCCTTGTCCGCACAGATAGCTATCACTTCCTCCATACTCGGAGATGAAACCTCTGCCTTCTGCTTTTTTGGCGTTTCCACTTTTAAGGGCAATTCCGTTTCCGTGGGGTGGGGTTTTCTTATATATTCTTTTGTTTTAGTTTTTGTTTTAGTTTTATTATTATATAGCTTGTCAGAAACCTTGTCAGAAACC